TCCTGTGGAGCCAGTTGAGCCAGTCTTTCCTTGGCTGCCTGTAGCGCCTGTGGATCCTGTAATACTTGGGCCTGTAGGTCCTGTTGCACCGCTTGCTCCTTGAATACCTTGAGGACCGATTGGTCCTAGTTCTATGATAAGTACATCTTGTACGGCAACATTGTACACATTTGTTGTCGTTGGAATTTCAACTGTTGAGATGCTATTGACTGTTACGGCCATTACTGCACCACGCTTGCACTAACGATAAACGCGCCTTGCAAGATTTGGTAAACGTTGCCTGCTGAATCGGTAAGATTCAAAGCATAATTGTAATTGCCTACTGGAAGGTTAGCTGCGCTAGTTTGAGTGGCAGTAAGGGTTAGTGTGACTTGACCAAGACCGGCACTAATAACTGCCTTGCCATTGGCTGTAGATAATTCTACGATGAGGTTATTGCTTATGTCGCGTACCTGCATATCCGCGCTGTAGCCTGTAAGGTCTACAGGAAGATTATTGATCTTCCAAATTGGTGCAAGGGTAAAGGTTGTGCCATTGGTTACGGCTATGTTGTATCTACCTGTATTCACTTATCCCCCTACGCCGTTGTGGTTATGTAAGGACCATAACCGCCGTTAACTAAAATATTATATTCAACTGGGCTAATGACATATTCATGTCCACCCAAGTAGCAGTAATCTGCATTCTGAGTCTCATCTACACCTGGTGTACGCTCTGAGAGAATTGCTGTTCCATAAACTAAAATTGTATTTGCACGAGCAATGCGATAGCGCCAAAACAAACGGGAAAAACCCGCTGGGCCTTCTTCAACCGTTGGCGGTTTGAATATGTATGTCATTGCTACCTTTCATGGCGTTGCCGCCTAGCCCCCACGTGCGAGGGCTAGGACAACAACTAACTCAAATTATGAGTTGTGGATTGAAGATGTTGATTCAATACGAACCAATGCAGCGTCACGGTAACGGCTCCAGCCGAGTACACCGTACCAACCGATTGGACGGAAACGCATCAACTTATCAACAATTGGTCCGAAGATAACGTGTGGCTCTTCGGCAACTGCTTCTGCAAGTGCTTGCTTACCAGCAACGAGTGTACGGAATACACGTACGCCACCTGTAGCGTTAACATATGAAGATGTACCAAAAGTACCTGAAGATGATCCAGCACCTGTTCCATCTGTAGCAGAGAACAAACGTGGAGACTCTACGAACATTGATCCTTCGTAGGTTCCGATTGTTCCTGGCCAGAATTCTGAAGCACCAGTCTCAGAGAACTTATGGTCATCACGCCATCCGCCAGAACCAGTTTCTGAGCGAAGGTCAAATGAAACTTCTGGGTGGATACCAGTCCAGTAGTATTCTCCTTGACGAGGAACAGCCTTGTTAGCGCGTAGCTTTGCTACTGCTGTACGGATGTCGCGTGACTTGATTACGTCAGTTCCAAGAATTGACTTGTTTGTTGTTCCGTTTGTGTATGTACCTGCATAGGTAGAAACAAGAGAACCGTTGACTTCTGCAATTGCATTTGGTCCACCAACGAGAGTGTTGAGAACTGTTGTGTCAAGTGAGTCAGCCATGTTGAAGGCGATGATGTCAGCGATTGCTGGATCAACGTCTGAGAGTGAGAATAACTCCAACTTACGTGTAGCAAGTGAAGCGTTACCGTATTCATTCAGTGAAACGGTGACAGGTGTAGTGTTGCCTAGGGCTACTGCATCTGGATCAACGTCTTCTGAAAGTGGTGAAGTAACTGCTGAAAGATCTGTGTAAATCTGGAAGACTACAGAAGATCCTGGCATTGCTTGTTGTACTGGACGCTTGTCCGCTACGTCGCGGATAAGAGGTACAGCACGGAGAGCGAATTCAACATAACGATCATAGGCTGTTTGTACTAGAGAAGTACCAAGGGAACCAGATGATGTATCTGTATATGCGTTGCTCATGTGTCACCTTCTTTCTTAAGGTTTGTGCGATGGATAGAAAATGTTCTATCTGCGTCGTTGAGTAGGCTGTCCCATAAGTTGATTCAACTCATCTATTGATTTTGCGCCTGAGATTTGTGACATTAAGTCAACATCACGAGACGGAGTTGTAGCATTTTGGGTAGCCGCATTGATCCTCTGATATGAGGCGCGGTTTGCTTGCTCTTCTTCGCTGATAGGAGCAGACTCTGCTTCAGCTTTCTGAAAACCGAATACATCGGCATTTTCAGTAAGCCATGCGTCAATCTGCTCTGGCGTACTAACGTCGCCAGGTATAAACTTGGCTACCTTGTCAGGTACGCCTTTCGTTGCCAATACGTCTTTGACTGAGCGTGAGCGAAGATCAGATTGAATCTGTGCCAATTGCTCGGACAGTTCTTTCTTTTCCTTCTCAGCGCGCTTCAATGCCTTGCGAAGATTCGCAGGACCATTAGCATCTTGTACTTCTTCGGTGACATCAAAGTCATCGTCTTCATCATATTGGTTTGCCATGTGGCACTCCCTTTCGTGTTGATTGAGACGCAGGCCGCAAGCACTTCCAGGGGAAGAAGTGTTGGCTCCCACTACCAGTCTAAATACGCGTCATCTATGCTGGTGAGTAGTGACGGATTTTATTGTTATGAAACGCCTTGAGCGTTAGCTATTCCTAGGCTCTGTGCTTGAGTTGAAGCACCGGAAGATCCACTGAAGGTGGATACTTCTTGTGTCTGTAAACGCTTCAATGCTGCTGCGGCTTCAGCGGCACCTTGTGTGCCAAAGGTAGATGCTTCAAGTGCTTGACCAACTTGTTCTGGAGCCACGTAAGGGTTGTAACGAGCAGCCAATGTTTGTGTGGCTGGCAACTGCTGAGCAATTGTTCCAAAGCCTTGTGCGGCTTGTGCTTGTGTTACACCTTGTGCTGCCAATCCCATAGCACTCAATGGACCAGTTCCGCCATATTGAATGTTAGTTCCTTGACGTGCTGCTTCAGCACCAATTTGAGCGGCAGTAACTTGCTGTTGAATAACATTTGCAGCAATGTCTGGGCTAAGTAGGTGAAGGGCAAGTGCGCCTTGAGTTAATCCATATTGACTTTGCAATTGAGCAATGACTTGTGGATCTTCAGATTGTAGGGCAGCCATAGCAGCATTCACACGCATTTGTGTTTCTGCTGGAGATACATCCTTGCCAATCAATTGACCAAGCAAGGCATTGTCTGTTGCTGCGGCTGGTAGTCCAGCTTGTTGCATAACAGCTTTGTATGAATTTTCTGTAGCAATATATGATGCTGGATCCAACGGTGTTAGTCCAGCCTTCTCACGAAGTGTGTTACCAGAAAAACGTGTTTGCCAAGCATTAGCCAAAGCCACTACATTTGGGTCTGTTGATTTAGAAGCGTTTGGATCTTGAGCCAATGCTGTAATAGTTTGAGCATCATAGTTGCTTTGAGTAAGACCAAGAATTGCGTTACTGATTGCACCCGTTGGGTCAATACCATAGCCAGCAAGAGTTGATTGCATTAGTTGTAATGCGTTTTTATTTGCAATTTCTTGTTGTGCAGAAGCAGATGAAGGTCCTGTTGGCCCAGTTGCGGTTATAGGTGTACCAGCAATACTTGTTTGCGTATATGTACCACCATTGCCATCTGCATATGTGGTAGTAACAGTATATGTTCCATCACCATTTGGTGTAGAAGTTTGACCAATAACTGTTCCAGCTGTTGGATTTGCTGGAGAAGAAGTAACTGTTCCACCATATTGTGTAACAATTTTATTAAATGCTTCCCCACCGCCAGAATTTGACGCTGCTACCGCAGCAGATGCTGCCTTGGCTTCTGGTACGCCAAGATCAATCATACGCTGTACTTGAACATCACTTGCCATTATTGACCCACCACCAATCCAAAGTTACGAAGCATATTTGTGGCAGTATCCATTAGGCTGTTACGAGCATTGGTTGTATTTAGCCATTCAGGACGTTGCTTGACTTGTGTCATAAATTGATCCAAAGACATAGCTTGTGGGTTAGAAGGATCTGTGCCTCTCAAAGCACCGGCAACCATTGCGCCATAGCCAGTAGGTGCGCTAAGGTCAATGCTGCTTGGATCTACATTTTCTAGCAAACCGCTAAGAACATTCTTGTAAGGAGCAGCCAAAGAATCTACAGTAACTCCATCCATGATTTGTTTGGCAAATGGCTTGTAGATATTTGCTGCTTGGTTCATTAAATCTGTCTTCCAAGTATCAAGATTTGTAGTACCCGTTTCAATGCTGTTGGCTGCGTTAGTAGCATAATCTGCACCAGTGGCACCCGCTGGAAGAACAAGGCTATTTAGACCATAATCTTTAGCCCATGAGCGAATCTGATTAACATTTGCCGCTTTATCTCCACCAAGTTGTTGATTTGGGTTATTCTTAGATAGTTGAATAATGTGCTGTTTGATCTGATTTGCAATGATTGGAGAGCTAAGATTTTGACCATAGTAATTATGCAATGTCCAGTCAACAAGATTATTTGGATCATAAGTGTGAATTGAATTGGCATTGATATGTGAAGCAGATGGGTTGTTAGGGTCATAATTAGCACCCATGAGTGATGGATCTACATTGTAGCCCATCTGCCCTTGAAGGGTTAATAGGTAATCTGATACACCATTATATGAATTTGCATAAGAGATTGGACTTTGAAGACGATCTTTTTCTGCCGATTGCCATTGTGAACTATGCGTTTGAGCAAACTTGGTAGCAATAAATGCTTGCTCAAATTGAGGAATTGAGTAGTGCTGATTCATCGCAGTGATGAATAGTTTTTGCAATTCTCCAGTAGGATCAGATTGAATGTAAGAAGCAGGTACGCCGTACTCGCTAGTAAATTTTTGCCATGCTGGATCTGCTGGGTTAAATGCGCCAGTAGGACCTGTTACAGCAGGAAGAACTGTTGCTGGGCCAGTTGGAGCTGGCACACCTGGTGCAGACTTTTGAATTGGTTTAGCAGGTGCTTTTTTAACAGCAGTTGGCTTTGGTGTGTTAGCCATTAGAAGCCACCCCCGAATTGTTGCATTGCTTGGTTCATAGCACCCATGTATCCAGTTGCTGCTTGATAAGCCTTAGAATCTGCGCCTTGACGAACAATGTTTGTAATAAAGTCTTGTTCAGCCAATGGATTCTTTTGGGCTGTAATATCTCGTACTGCTACATAAGGCAATCCAGTTGATGGATCATATGTAGCCTGACGGGTAAAGATAGGGTGAGTCTTGGCATACTCTGTAAATTGCTGATGATATTGAGCAATCTCATCGGCAGTAGCGTCACGACCCATAAGATTTTGATAAACTTGATTTGTAATATAAGCAGTTGTTGTAATATCGGGTTGTTGAATTTCCGATGTCATTGTTGGTACGCGTGTGCTTGTGGCAGCGCCTGTACCAGCTGCTGAAATTGCAGGTGTGTAAGCGCCTAGGCTAGTAGATGTTGGACCAGCAATTGTTGTGGTACCAGCAGCACTGTTTTGCATCGCATATGATGATGCAGGCACAGTGGTTGTAGTAACCTTTGGTTTTGGCGCCATTATTATCCTAACCTTGAAAATACACTGTTAATAACAGTATTTAGTTGTGGGACTTGTTGAGCAATACCCTTAATGTAAATCTGCCAGTTATCCTTTTCAGCAGTAACTGCGCCGGTACCACCACTTAAACGGGCTTGTGAAAGCGCATTATTGTGTTGGTTCCAATCGCTGTACAACTGAGCAACTAACCCTGCTTGCTCCCCATATTGCTTTGTAATCTGGTCTAAATTCTTGTTAGCAAATAATTGCTGCATATCATTAGCCGCTACTTGAGCAAGGTGGGTGCGGGTAGTAGAAGAATAGTCATCCCACCACAATGGATTCATTTTACCATATGCAGTGATATAAGCATTCCAATTAGCACGCTCTGCTGTGGTTGATTGTCCACTAGCCTTTAATTGATTCATAGCATTATCATGCGTTGTACGCTGTTGGGCAATGTCATTATTGCCAGCTGCGACATAGTATGAAGTTAAGAATTGTTGAGGCGTATCTTGTGAACGAAGGTGCATCTTGATAATTTCATCATGGATGGCTTGAGCATCGCCTGTGCCGCTAGTTATTTGTGGAACTAGGAATGCTGCTCCTACGGCATTTAAACCGCTAAGCAGATTTTTATTGTTTTGAATCCAATTGATAGCGGAATCTGTATAAGGCATTGTTGCGCCTTTAACTGCTGCTTGAGTCTTAGAGATGGTGTAAGAAATTGCGCTATTACCATGCTCTTTAAGGAATACATCAAGTGCTTCTGGGTAAGTCATTGGCTTACCAGTAACAGGTGACTTGCTATCTAAAATCTTGTAAAACTCGTTGCGTAGACCCAAGTCTTCTTGAGTAACTGCGGCAGACAATGGGCTTACAGCGCCAACGATTGCTTTCATAATCATAATAGAACGAGCATTGTTCTTGATACGATCTAGGAAAGCCTGTTGTGCTAATGGATCATTAGATGCTGGTACTTGATTGTGGTACATAGCAGACGCCATTGAAGCCATCATTGCGTTATAGAAACTTGTTTCTGTCTCGCTGGCATTAGCAGCATGGTAGACAGTACGAGCAATGCTGTTAGGCATAAGTTGGTCAAATAGGCTTGTAGAGAATCCACCGCCACCAGTCAACTTCTTTACTTCACGCTCTAGGTTTGGATCAAGTGAACCAAGGTCATTGGCTGCAATTGATACAAATGGTGAGACGCCAGGAATGTTAAGTTCAGGCAAAACAGTTTTAAGTGACTGTAAATTACCTGTGATATTGACAGGCAATCCGCCAACTACCGGCATACCGATAGCCTTAGCCGCATTCATTGCCATAGCACCAAGTTCACCGATGTAAGGAACGGTAACAATACGGTTGCCATTGGCATCAGTTTGTACAAAGGCTGGGTTATTCATACCTTGTTGTACTAACTGATAACGACGGAAAGCATCAGGATTTGAAAGGATTAAAGATCCAGCACGGCGCATAGCTTGCTCTTGCGCAAAGTAGAATGGCAAGTAGTTGTTAGCCAACACAGAGAATTGTGTACGAAGTGCAGTATTGTGGATCTGAGGCACCATTGCAAAGGAAGCACGGGTCATAGCCAAGCGTGTTGCTTCTTCTTCGCTAATTACGCCATTATCCAAAGCCCATTGAAGGCTTTTCATCTCTTGCTTGACGTGATTAAAGAACAAAGGTTGACGAGACATGTTATTGATGATTGGATCAATAATGTACTTAAAGCCATGTTGTGTAATACGTTGGGCTAAGTTTGGTCCAGGCATAATGTCATAACGCTGACCAGCAACTGCCTTTGGAAGTAACTCAGGCTCAAGGGCTTTGATTTGCTCCAATGTAGGCTTTTGACCATTGGCAATCATTTCCATAAACTTTTGGTTGACGGCATTACTAGCCAAGCCAGTCTTAGCATCTTCTACAGTACGACCTGTAAATAGGTTCTTCATGATGTCTACACGACGAGCAGAGAAAGCCGTTGGATCTTCGTTGATATATCCAGCCATAACATTACGCTCAGAAGCATATGGATCAACTTTGGTAGGTGCGCCAAAGACTGATGGATTATCAGGATTAAAGTCTAGTTTACGAATACGGGCTTCATCCTTAAGAC